GCGACTGAACGGGATGTTCACTGCGCCGTGTATTGGTTTGAGTGTCATAATGTTTCCCCTGTCTGTCTGTTGAACCCATGTAATGGTTTGTCTTCACGCCTGCCCCGCTTTATGTTTTCAGAACTTGACACCCACTCAAGGTTATCAACTCTGTAATCCCACGGGTCGTGGTTTACGTGGTCTACAATACACTTTACTTGCGGTAGGTTATTCTCAAGAAAGAATATGCCAACCAGTGTATGTATATAAAACAACTTACCCTTAACGCTAATTGCTGGATAGATGTCTCTGCTGTATGAAGGGGACAAGTATTTGCCCCGCTTCTTGTTGAAGATAGCAGGCTTTCCCTCAACGTCCCGAAAAATATAATACAAATCTTTCGGAAGGTCAAGAAGAAAATCAATCCGCTTTTTATTTTGATTTACCCAGAACTTGTCGCACTCTTTAATGCGAAGCGGTGGGGCAGACATATCAAAGCAATCCTCTGCTCTGTATGCCTGCTCCAGCTGCTCTGGAAAGAGGTCGGCCTGTATCACAGATAGGTGGCCTCGTCCACCGTGTCAAAGTCTTCTGCGTTAGGGTCATCAATCTCCTGCATACGACCAGACTCACGGTCATACAGCAGGTAGGTAGCGATGCCTGTCTCACCTGCATATCGGTTCTTTAGAACACGAATGGTGGTGGTGTTGGCTGACACAGGGTCGGATGCCTGTTGGTCACGCTCCATTGCAATCACTGCGTCACTGATTTGTGCGATGCTGTGTGAGCCACGTAGCATGGACAGACTAATCTGCGCTCCCTGCTCCTGCCCCTTGTCACCTGATGCACGGCGCAAGTGTGATACCAGCAGCATACAGCACTGTGTCTCCTCGACCAGTGAGCGTAGCTGGGTCATCATCTTGTCGATGTTGCGCCGCTCGTCCTCACCTTCCAAGCCCGATACAAGTATCGACAGGTGGTCGATGATGATGTAGCGGCAGTCAAGTGCCTTGACCATGTAACGCACACGTGCCAGGATTTCGTCTGTCTGTATCGAACCGAAGTGGTCGAAGGCGAACACACGCCCCGTGCCTACAGTTGCTTGCTCGTATTGTGTAAGCTGCTCCTGTGGCACTTGCTCACGCACCTCCTTGATATACAGGCGCTTGCTTGCCTCGACTGACATCAGGTGGAAGATAGTCTGCTTGACGTTCTCCTCAAGGCTGATGATGCCGATGTTGCTGTCGGTGTTGTTGAGTAGGTGATGCTCAAGCTCACGCATGATGCTGGACTTACCTGCACCAGTGCCTGCTGTGAACGTGATAAGCTCACCTGTTCGCATACCATACAGCAACTCATTCATGCCCTTGTATGGGTAGTCTACAGACTGCTTGTCATCATCTTCATACAGGCCATCGAAGCTTTTAAGATTGACGATACCTGCTGGGGTGTAGGGTGCTGCGTCCCACCACCGCTTGATAAACTCTTCGGTCTTGCCGTGCTTGAGATACTCATTGGCATCCTTTGCCTTCAGCTTGACGATGCGGCACTTGTTAGGCTCGAAGATTGAGGCAACCTTTGCGGCTGCTGCATTACCATGCTCGTCATTGTCGAAGCACACAACGATGTTGTCAAACTTGTTGAGCCACTCGAACTGTGCCTTGACATCCTTGACCGCAGACTGTGCGCCGTTACGAACAGAAACGACAGGCCACTTGCTGCCCATCATCTGATACGCAGAGGCAGCATCCAACTCGCCTTCGGTGATTGTGATATACTTGCCACCATCACGAAACAAATGCTGACCAAACAGCCCTGCCTGTGGCAGTCGGCCTTCGGCATGGAAGTCTTTGGTGGATACATGTCGAACCTTGTTCGCAACATGCTGACCATTCACATCGTGATATGGGTATATCTGTTTGTCACCTGTGACAGTAATGCCATAAGCTTTGGCAGTATCAATAGTGATACCACGGTCTGCAATAGCAGTGAACTGTCCCTGACTCAATGGTGTATTCATCGTGTGAACCTTTCGTTCTGTGACGCTGACAAGATTGTCAGAGCCTGCTGCTGCCGTGTATGTCTCGCATACAAAGCAGTAGCTTGACCCGTTGTCGTATAGCACATTGCCATCGGACGAGCCACACTTGCCGCATTCACCACGGCTGACCACGTTTGCTTTCTGTTCTGTGTTCATCTATTTGCCTTTCTCTACATAGTAGACACCAAACTCTTTGCCCTTGTCAAACAAGAACAACTTGTCATTCACCAACTCTGTTGTCAACCCCATGCCTGTGGCAAGTAAATCACGGTGGCGAAAGAACTCTTCTTTGTCCCTCACCTCTTCCATGAAGGCGGGGGAAAAGCCTGTTGATTTATACATCATTCGAAACATTTTGAACCTCTTTCATTGCTTCAGTTAGCGTTATCTTTCGAGAACTATTGTTCTGCGCAGTGATTGCACGGCGGCGGATACTACGCAGCTTCTGTTTCTTGGTCTGTCGTTTCATTCGTCATTGTCCTTTCGTGTCAGTTCCATTGGGTGAAACCTACTCCATGCTCTTTCAAGTGTCAAGCGTTTTTTTTCGTGCCACTCTGGTGTCTGCCGTTTCTCTTGCTTGAGGCGGCGAACCAAGTCACGATGACGCTTTAATTGTTTGTCGTTCATTAACCTTCTCCTCTGTGTAGGTAGGCCAGGGTTAGGTAGGTGTTGTCCTCTGCCTTCCACGGCTGGTGTCCATAGAGGTAACCTGCTCTCATCTTTCTTTGCATGCGGTCAATCCATTTGAATGCTTTGTCTTCTTCGTGAAAGAGCCGCCCATGAAAGTCAGGCATCTTCTTTAGCTTTCGTATTGGTGTCGGCTTCACTGGTCAAACTCCATGTCGGCTGCGTCCAATGCAAACTCTACGCTGTCTGAATACATTTCAGTGGACTCGTCCCGTGCCAGCTTCTTGGCTTCCTTCTGGCTGTATCCTTCCTCAATATACTGGTGATACAACTCTCTAAAGAGTTGCTTGCGGTCTTTTTCCCATAGGTTACTTGTCATCTTAATCCCACCTGTAAAAAATATGACTGTCAATCTTAACAATCTTCGTGTGATGTGCCGCCCATGTGGGGAACACGTAGTCGGCGTGGTAGTGTGTAGCACCCTCAAGGAACGTGCCTGTCCACCCCTCCAGCACCATAGCTGCAATCTCTTGCGACTCTTCAAAGGCTTTGTTGTTGAACGGCACATCAGCCAGCCCATCACAATACCAGCTAAAGTGGCATCGGTCTTTGACTGGATAGCGTGCGCCATCTTTGGTTGTGTAGTGCTTGCCATGTGTAATAACTTCACACACTGTGTTTGGAAAGCGTGCATCGTCAACACGATTCATCACCACCTGCCCGACTGCAATCTGCCCAATGACAGACTCGTTGCGTGCTTCGTGATAGATGTTGATTGCCATACACATCAGTGCATTAGCGAAGAATGTTTCAATCATTCCAAATCCTTTCATGCTCCCACTCACGACCAAGCCGCTCATCTTTGTGAGCCTTGATGTGCTTCACCTTCTCGTAAGTGTATGATTTGTCACCAGTTTTTACCTTCCGCCACGGGCTAAGAACATTGTCCTCATACCACGGGCGGAACATTTTAGTGTGTTTATTCGGCACTATGTTTTCCTTTTCGTTTATAGCTGCCCTTGCCTTTCTTGGCAGGGATTGTTTGGGGTTTATACTGTCCTTCGGACAGGGCTTTAGCTGCCTTATTCCTTTTCAGGAACTTCGGGATGTTCAGTATTGTTGTCATCGTTGTTCACCACTAACTCCAGTGTAGGTTTAGGTTCTTCCTTGTAGCACATGTCAATCACATTGATTGTATCAGGCATGAACTCCACATCCAATACCTGTTCATCTGATGTAAGGTCACGAACCATTACATACTCCAGCCACTCAACAGGCATAGGTTCTTCACCGATGATAGGCCACCACGGCTGCTGCCCCACATCTTCAATGTCTGTGTCAATCACAAACGAAACTTCATATCTAGCCACAGGCTATCCTTTCATAAAATTATACACGTTGATTGTTGTGTTAAGCCACACGCCAATCAGGATTCCGATTTCAATATATGATATTGATAGTGGTATGTCAAGCATTAGTTTTCATACCCCTTTCCGCCATGCAACATGCGAAGCATAGCTTTTTCTATCATTGCTTTCGACACCTGCAATTCTTCCTTCAACACACCAAGATGCTCCAACAATTCGTTGTCCGACAGGGTGTCAACATCTTCAAGCGGATGCACAGTCATCATTGGCTTTACACTTGTGCCTTCTGGGCAGAACTCTACTATATCTAGTATATCCTGTAGGCTGGACACACAATCAGTAGAGTCACCATCATCGGTGCTGCCAAGCACAAGGCCACGACCAGCCAGAGGCTGCGGATAGCCTTTCAGCTTGAAGAACCTTTGGTCTTCGACATACAATCCCTCGTCATCCACATATATAGTATCTGGCATTTCTGCGTAGACTGTTGTAAATAAGTCACACCCTAGCATGGCAGAGATGTCTTTGTAGTCACCCGAATACTCGACCACCTCAATGGTCTGGGTGTATGGGTCAATCAATATTGCTTGCATCATTTGTCAAATCCTTTAAGTTTTACTGTGTCAGAAACTACGTCATATATCTTGAAGTCCCCGCCGTTCTTACACTCTATGTAAGCACCTTGTTCGGCAAGGTGGTGGGCATAGTCCCACTCGTCCATGCCTGCGGGGATTTCGCTTTCGTCAAACTCAACCTCATAAGCCACGCTCATTTCGGCTAGTGCTGTGTATTTCTTAGGCATCTTGTAACTCCTCGTCATCTCTAATGTAAGAACATTCCCAATCTTTAGCTGCGTCCCAACCAATAGCATCTTGCAAAAGGTCAAATGCTTGCTCCTCTGCTTCGCCTTCGTCTTCCGCATTTACTTCGTATTCGTAATACGTATCACTGATAGGCTGTAAAAATACTGTGTATTTCTTAGGCATTTTCTAACTGCTCCTGCTTCCATTCGTGCCAGTCTTGTTCGACCCACGGGAAGGCATCAAGCACATCATCAGGGATATATGTAGACGGGGCTGCATCGGTGTAGGTTTCCCAGCACTGGTCAAAGTGAGACTCGCCATCACCTTCGGTGTGTCCGATAAAGCACGCACCGCCTTCCTCGTAATACAGGTCAAAGGTGTAGCCATGCTTGAGCATACCTGTCACTAGTGCCTCAATGGGTGGTGACCATGCAGACATGAAGGACAACTCCAGCGTGTCGCCATCGAGGGACGCATAGTTTACATCGTAGATGTCCCACTTCGTTCCCCAGTGTTGGACGCACCAGTAATAGTCCCACTTGTTGGCAATGTCAACAGTGAATGGCACTAGCTTTTCGAGGAAGCTATACATATTTCCTTCGGCATTGGTTAGGTCGTTCATAAGGTTACGAAGTAACCCTGCGTTGTCTGATTTAATTGTCAGTGTGTTGTTGCAATGATTAGGCATTTGCCTTCTCCTTCAAAATATAATTGCCAGTATAACTGACACAACTATTAGTGTCAATAGCGTGGCGGGGTTTAACATCAAGAGCATCAAGCCCTGCATGATTGCTTCCCACATAGTCATAGCGAGAAACACAAGAAACAAGATGCCCAATATGGTGGCAAGGATTGTAAGCATTAGTCTTCGTCACCACTCTGCCACCAGCCGCAAGCATATAGAGCCTGCCGTGCTTCGTCTTGAGCCAGCATAATTTCTCGACCAAGGGTTGGGTATTTCTTGTAGTCGTGGTCATAGGCGGCCAGGTGTAGGTCACACAGCGTCTCGCATGATACCATCACCATTTGCTTTTCAGTATTCTGGGTCATCGTTATTCTCCAAGTCAGGGGTTAGAAAGTTTGTTGGGTATCCTTCACGCTCACAGATGTCCATCGCCAAACGCCACGCCTTGCGGCCTACTTCACGATAGAAATCGCCATCGGCATCTCTGTCATCTGCGAAGACTTCGGAATACTCCGCAAAGGCATCTGCCCAGAACAGGTGACGCACTAGCTGCTTGTGTTCGTTGTTTTTCCAATGGATTTCATCCATCCAGTTTTTAGACATCGGCAAACTCCTTCATGCCATATGGGGTTTTGTGACACCACTTG